CGCTTAGCCGCTTTCTTAGCGGCTTTCTTTTGGGCTTTACCTTTCGGACCAGCCATGGCAAGTTATAGAGATACAGAGGATGAGAGTAAGAAAGAAGAAGAAGAAGGAAGAGAGTTTTGAGTTGCAGATTCAAACTGAGTTCGGAAAAATTTTAAAAGGGACGAGTACTCGCTTACCAGCGGAGAGCCCTTCGATTCCAAACCGGCATATAATGCCCAACGCCAATCGTTCGACTTGTGCATAGCATCAATGTCGGACATGTGGATCCCATTAATTTCACCACATAACTGCTCTTTGTACTCTGCATGATTGCAGATCCAATCGATATATTGATCGATGAAGGCTCGACACTCAAGGTTTGCCCAAGAGTCTAATCGAAGCGCATACGCTCTCATCAAGTGCCAACGAACATCGTCGTCACTAGAACCCCAACGAAGGGAGCACAAAACACGGTCTGTATCTGGCACAGGAAGCCAGACGCCGTTATCTTCACGGAAACCTTGCGACAGGAATTGAACATCCTTTAGAGCACGAGGCTCCTCACAAGGGGTTTTGGTCGTAATGCCAATGGCTGACCAAATTGGGGCAATGGTCCTAGGGTTAAACCAGGACACGCACAGCTGTGACACTGTGAACGTGTTGTCGTCACCATTCAAGGCTGCTTCGACATTTTCCATAAAATCCTCATAGCTTCCAAAAACTACACCAGAATAATCCCTCGCTAAAATATCATCGGTATTCGCCGCTGCAAAAGATGCAGCATTGGCTTTCCCAAACTTTACTCGAACGAGTTCAATCCACGCATATGCAAACAGCCGAAATAAAATCATGGTATTATCCACAATCGTATTGGCTGAGCCAGACGGGTTCCCAGTGTGCTTCTGACAAAGCTCACCATTCTCAAGCACAATTACCGAATGAACGATATCGTCATAAAGACGCTGAAACCTGAGATAATTTTCCGGAGTTTTGTACTCATCAGCCAGCATACTCCACCGAATTTCCATTTGGCCATACATGGCCTTAGCAAACAAGCTCGAATCATACTCAGATTCATCAAGCTCAAAAGCATTCGGATGTTTCGCTAGCCGGGCAAAAAGTGCATTCCATCCCTGAAGGAATTTGGAACAACCAACAAAAGACCAATTCTTATTGTTGGATAGATAGAATTTCGTATTCATATCTAGACAGAAACGATTTAAAGCAACTGAGTGCTCAATCGGGGCCGCAGTGAAAGTACGAATTGAATTTTTCAATAATTTTTCAGCTGCACGAAGTTCATACTTCTGGCTACACGTCCAAATTGGTCGCATAACTCGTTCCTCTTGTTTTCCTATCATATTCCAAAAATCCTCCAAGACATGCATGGCGCGATCAGCTTTGAGAGATTGCTCTTTCAAAGGGATCTCAGGATGAAAAAGCTCACGCTTATCCCGAAAATCCTTACTGAGAGGATAGCCAACAGAAGTTGACATATCACATTCCTTGACACAAATTTCTTAGTCAAGAACACGCGAACCACGCATGTGTCGACTAAAATGCTGCATAATCCACTGCCCACTGATAGCCCAAGATTCC